CTCTGCACGTCAGAAGGCGTATTGCAGACGTAGTGCTGGTCAGATGAAAAAGTTTCCAAAGTCTGCAAGAGATCCAAACAGCCCATTACGGTTGAGCCGAAAGCGTTGGAAATGTTAAATGGAACAAATAGACAAAATCTCTTTAGATGTAGCAGTGTGGTTAACACCTATTATTGCTCTGTCGTTGTCGTTAATAATTGGTTTGGCTTTAAAAAACGCAATAACTAATTTTTTATGTGGCGTTAAATTTATAATGGGCGAAGCTTTTAATAGCGGTGATTTAGTAATTATTGACGGCACACAACAAGCTTTAATTATCAAAGTTGGCTTGTATGAAACAATATTTCAGACGCAACATGACGGTCAAACGTTATGGCGTCACGTGCCGAATAGCCGTCTTGATTTTATGAACATTAGTCGTGTAATTCAGCAAATCAATGAAAACGAACAGTGAGGGAAAAGCCCTAATTCGCAAGTGGGAAGGGTTCAGAAGTGATCCATATATATGTAGCGGAGGTGTGTTCACGATTGGGTACGGAGCAACTAGATTGCTGGATGGTAGTCGCGTGTCGAAAGACACGCCGCCTGTTACACAAGAAGAAGCGTTAGACCTACTCGAACAACAATTAATTAGTTACGAAAAAAGTGTCAGTAGACTCATTCCCTCTCATTTTTTGAACGTTAACCAATACTCTGCGCTTGTGAGTTTTTGTTATAATCTTGGTAGCAGAAGTCTAAAAGCCTCGACGCTTCGTAAACATATATTGGCAGAGCGCAATGAACAGGCCGCAGATGAATTTCCTAAGTGGTGTTTTGCGGCTGGACGCAAGCTTAAAGGTTTACAATTAAGGCGGCTCGATGAACGCCGTTTGTTTTTGTCGTGAATTATCATCGACGTTATTACGGCAGAAAGGCGTATGTGATGACTACTGAAAAGAAATGTACTTGTGAAGATTGCCAGTGTAATTGCAACCCAGAAACGTGTGCTTGCAAGTGCCAAAATGAAGAGGACGCTGACGAGGAATAGGCGGCGAAACGTAATACTTTATTTTAACTGGAAAACACGACTGATCTTCAATTCTAACATTGTACTCTGTAATAAAGTGATCAGGTATAGCCTGTAAATAATGTTGCACTTGTTCAACGCACTCTAAGCGATCAACAAATCTATCTCCAAGTGTAAATCTTTTTTCTTCTCTAATTTCTGGCACTGCCATATTTGCAACAAAGCTTATGATAACAGCCGCTTTGTATAAAGTTGTTTCTACTAAAATCATTTTATTCTCCGCAAATTGAACCAAGGTTGAGGCTTGCTTGCCCTAACTTTTTTCTTTGCCCATATTTGGTAGTGATTACGTTTAATTTTTTTGGTAACTACCCAATGAGTGCCAGCGTCAGACAAACCCCGATACTTTTGCAACTCTTTGTTGTATTCGGGTAACCATCCAAACTGCCCCACCTTTTTGCTGTCAGCGATGACGTGCCACCCTTGGGCGTTTTTCTCCATAATACTTACCAGTTAATGCACAATACTTAATTGTGTTAAGCCGCCATAGATTGCTAAAAGATTTAAACTTATTAAACACGCCCACGCTAAAATTTGAACACCTGTCATCGTTCAGCCTTTCTTTGTTTGTTTAACCGTTTCTATGTAATAATAAACTGCTTCTTTCTCTTGCTGGTTGAGTGATAACGAAGACAAAAAAATCTTAGAAATCAAAATCATCGTCGGTTTCTATCTTTCTCATGCTTGGCGCAATTGGCGCATGAAACCCGCCGTCTGGCGAGTCTTTCTTCCCAAGCATTGTTAACTCCCCCTTATATTTTTGCAAGACTATTTCAGTAATGTAGCGAGTCTCGCCGTCTTTATCGTAACTACGTGTTTGCAGTTGGCCCTCGATATAGACAGTTGAGCCTTTTTGCAAAAATCTTTCTGCTACACCTACAAGACCTTCATTATAGATAACTACTTTATGCCATTCTGTTTTTGTTTTTCGTTCGCCCGACTGTTTGTCTTTCCAAGACTCGCTAGTGGCAATATTAAGGTTGCATACTTTTCCAAAATCTGATTCTCGAACTTCTGGGTCACGCCCAAGATTTCCAATAAGCATAACTTTGTTTAATCCCGCCATTTCTATCTACCCTTTCGTTTTTGCAAAATTTGTTTTTGCTCTGTGATAAGTTTAATAATTGATTGCATATTTATGTCACCAGCCGACAAGTTATCTTTGCCCCATTTAAGGGCATAAGTAGCGGCGGCGTTAAACTGCTTCGCGGTAGTCGCTTGTGCAATCTTACGTTTTAATTCTATTAATTCTTTGGCTTGTTTTTCATTCATTTTTTTTGCTTGTCCGTAATGTATTATACACAGCGGTCAATTCCTCTTTATCTTCTTGCGTCAAAGACTCCAACTCAACCATCTGTTTAATTGCTTGCCTGTTTGCTTCTAATGCTTCAAGCGTTTGGGCTTGTTGCAACTTATTGATTAGCATAGTTAAAACTTGTTTGCTTGCTTTGTTTTTGATTGCAGAAGTAGACTCGACATTCGACGGCGCTTCTGGTTGTTCTTCTGTTAATGGTATTTCACTGTCGGCATAGAAAAACCCTTGCAAATTGAGTGCTTCTAATATGGCTCGATCTAAAGCCCTTTTATAAGCCATCATCACAGGATAAGCATTTTTATTGTTTTTAGGATCTGCTTCTGCAACTGAACAAAACTGTTGGCCCTCTGCATTTTCTACAGACAGAAAACACGTAGCTTTATTTAATTCTGCATAGAACTTTATATCTACGCTACTTGGAATTGGTTTGATCTTTTGCAGACCCGCAATTTGTTTTAAATACTTGTGCTTAATAATTTTCATACCACTTTGCTTATGGAGCCATACAGCATCTCTAAAATCGCTGTCGGATGGTAAAAACTCGCGTAGCCGTTTGTCGCTACTTTCTAACGGTGTATTGTTTGCCATTAATCATTCTCCAAAAGTTTAACACGGCGTTGCCCGCCGCCTGTTCGATACACTCTTACAGTGTCGTTAAAAATTTCCTTGTCATCGTCTTTCAATTTGCCTTTTAACTGTGAGTCTATCGCGCTAAACGCTTTGTAACTGTCCTTGTAGCGTACCCACTGTGCGGCTAATTCGCAAAACTCGTTGTCTTGATGCATCTGTCGCGTTTGATGCGGCACAACTTTGGGAATTTTTATTTTAGGTTCCCAATCAGAATCTGGAGCTTCATCGTTCATAACGTGCTGATAGAAGCCTCTATACAACGACAACAAACTTTGCTGTGTGTCTGGCTCCGCTGGTATAGGTATAACATCCCATTTACTGTTCCCAAAAAACACTGACAATTCTGATTGCGTAACTGGCACTCCGAAAGCCGCTTGTGCAACCAGCATTTGCATTTGCATTTGTGCAGAGTAAGTATCTACTAACTCTTCTTTGTTGCTCCACTTTCTTTCGTTTGTATGCTTGAAGTCTACTAATACAATGTTGCCAGCATCATCAATTCGCCATTGATCAGGGTGCGTTAACAACCAAGGATAGTCAGGGTGTTGTGTTTCTAGTTCGAGTTTGTCACGCCACGTTTTACGCCATGCGTCATTGTCAGCAAATTCGTACCCTGTCATCATTTCGTAATAACGTTTATTGAGACTTTCGGTATGACTGCCCATCAAGACGTTAAGTTTTGTTGACAAATCTTCTGGCTCTTTTCGGCCTGTGTATTCCAGCCAAGCATCCATCAAACCATTTTTCATATTGATCAATCTGTAGGCAAGCGAAGCACCTAGATAGATGTTGTTTTTCGACGTTACTCTATCGCTTGGTTGGCGCATTGATTTTTTCCCATAGCTTTTTGAAACGTTTTGACTCTCTGGTTAAACCCACTAGCCGTAAACATTCCATTGTGATTGTTTCATAATGGCCTAACGGATACGGCTTACTATTGATCTTTTCGATAGTCGCTTGTGATAATATCGGTTCGTCCGTTTGTTTATTTGTCATAATCTTCTCCAAAAATTTTTTACACCTTACTTTACTTTTTGTAACGTGACAAGTTATAACGGTTGAAAGACTTAACAAAATGTAATACAGGTGATTTATGGATGTTTACTTAGCCAGAAAAATTATTGACGCACTTGGCGGCGTATCCCTAGTTGCAGAGATGATAGGCGTTACGCCGTCTGCTGTTACACACTGGAAAAATCGCGGTTTACCCGCAAGCATTAAAACACGAAAACAATTAGAAAAGTTGCTAGTGCAAAAAGTTAAAGATGCTGACACTTTTATAGATGAGTTGTGGCATGGCTAAAAGTCGCGCGGCAAGACTTGGTTATGCTGATGAGCAAAAAGTTTTACGTCAATTTAGAAAGATTGGGGTAAAAGGATTCCGTGTTGACAGACGAGTCGGACAACTGGGCGCAAAATATTCTTGTGACAATTGGCTTACTTACCCAAACGGCAAGCAGTTGCCTAACGAGCAAAAACGTAAGAAGGGTGGCTTGGCTTGGGTGAGAAAGATTTTAGAGAGTGCGCCACCTGACACGGTGTTGACGGTGACAGAGCCAAATCAAAAGACGCTGGTGATTAAATACATGGAAACGGAAGGGAAGTGCATAAAATGATGGAAATGGATGAAACGATGAAACTTCTTTATGGAGGACGAGGCCCGAAAAATTTTAGTCACAATAGAAAATTAAAACGTTTCCTATATGAACAGAGAAGAAAAGAAGCAATTTACATTGCGCCTTATCCACAATGGATAGTCGAGGAATTTTTGTATTCTAAGTTTTTAGAAAATGATTTAGCGGTTGATTACAAAGAATGGAAAGAACTGGATGCCAAATGATATTGCCGACTATTCGTGATTTACGTTTGCCGCCTAGCGAAAAGTTGACGCTGTTAATTCTGGCAAGTCACCTGCCTAACGTATTCCCATCTATCGACACACTAACCGAAGAAACAGGGTTGAGCCGCGCAACGGTACACAGGTGTTTACAGAGTTTGAAACGACGAAATTACATCATCTGGGAGAAGACAGGGCGCAGTTCATCTTACACAATTACCCTGCCTATGGATGATGGGAGAAGTCTCATGGTGAGACATCAGAAGTCTCATGGTGATATAACAGATGTCTCACAGTTATACTCTAAGAATCAAAATAAGAAACAAGATAAGAATATAAATAGTGTTCAAGAAAAAATGCACGAAGAGTTCGAGCAATTCTACAGTAAGTATCCAAACAAGAAGGGTGACAAAAATTCTGCAAGACAACGGTTTGTGAAAACACGAAAAAAAGGCACAACCACAGAAAAAATCATGGGTGACTTGCAAGCGTATATTAGAACCAAACCTGACTGGCAAAGTTTTGCTCATTGTGCAACATGGCTAAAGCAAATGATGGACGGCGATCATTGGCGCAATGACGTTTACGAAAATACCGAAAAGACGAGTGCTGTCAAAAGATTGCAAGCACAATGGGAGAAGTACGGCAATATCGGTAAACAGCCGTGGGCAACTGATCAGACACGATTGCAAGAAGAACGGCTTATCCAACAAGCTTTTTACGAGGCAACCGATAATGAAAAGACGATGCTCATACAGCAAGCGCCAGAGGGTGCAAATTTGCCAAGTAATGTCGTAAGGATGAAAGCAAAAACAAAAATCAGGGTGGTGCAATGCGATTAAACGTATTTCCAAAACACGGCGGTCAACCGTTACGGCTACAAATTTTTATACAAGGCCAAGCAAAGCCTGTTATTGACTACGCAATGGATGACAAAAAGACGGCGTGGCTGGTCAGCAAATTGTCAGAACAGCTTGCCGTCGAGCCTCACTTATCACTCAATCACGCTATCAACGCACGTTACAAAGAAGCTGAAGTGTTTGCACAGATCAAAGAGTTTGTGGCGCAAGAGTTTGATTTAGACCCAATGTGTAATTTCAATCTGCAAAACAGAACGTCACACATTGCACTGCCACGTCAGGTTGTAATGTATTTAGCTGAAAAACATTGTCGCAGTATGGGTGTGACACAAATTGCCAGAATGTTAGAGCGTGATCACACGACTGTCTTGCACGGTGTAAAAGTGATTAAAGACAAAATTATGCAAGATGCTGACTTTGCAGAGCGTTTGCAAGTCATCGAAGAAAATCTGAACTCATGGATTTTACGCCGACAACATATATATCTGGAAAGGTACGATGAATAGGGCTTTTGTAATTAGTAATTTCACACGCCATGAATTTGATCATTACCCAACAGTTGATGATAGGTGTATCAAAAGCTTGCTTGCGGCTTACCCTGACATACCAATGCCAGCTTTAGACCCCTTTTGCAACGGAACGGAGCCAACCAGATTATTTCCAGCAGTCAACGGCACGTTACGAGATATGAAAGGACGCTTTCAAAGCGTCATTACAAACCCGCCATATAAAAAAAGTATTGTTGACGATTTAATGCAGACGGTTATTACCGCTGTTGCAGAAGGTGACATACAGGTTGCCGCCGCCTTAATGCGGATTAGCTGGGATTGTGCCAAAACTAGAGCCAGCTATTGGCGCTGGCCTTTCGCTTGCAGTCTCCGTTTGCAATATCGCCCTTATTGGTCAGAAGAACCAGCAACGGCAAGCCCAATTCACAATTACCAATGGCTTATTTTTGACAGGAGAATATCACACGAAAAAGAACCAGTTGTACGCTACCACAACGGAGTCACCGATGAGTAAAAAGAAAGAAGCGTTAGAGCCGCCAGAGTTACGAGAAACGCCAGAGAGAAGCCAACATAGTCCAGTTGATGATGTAGCGTTTAAACCTAAAGGCGGCAAGGCTGTGCAGACTGTTCGCCGTGTGAGATATGAACACCCATTGGATGTAATGTTGCATCGAAGCTTGCTGACTGACAAACAATACGAAGCTGGCAACCTTTTTCGGCAACACTATTATAGGTCTGTAAATCAAAACAGGGTCACAGCGAGATATGGCGCTAGTGCTGGTGTAGGCGGCGGGGTAGATGATGAAGTCTATTCGAGGGAGCAAGTGCGTGACGTGTTGGGGCGTTTAACTTTACGGCAAGCATCTGTGCTAATCGGCGTGTGTGGTCATGGTGAGTTTGCAACCACGTGGGCGCATAAGCTTAATTGGAAACCGTCGAAAGATACGCCAGTGTCGCTGTTGCGTCAGGCTTTAGATGAGGCGGCAAGCCTATGGAAGCTTTAACCATTCGTCACGCTTCTCCGCACTCATTAATTCTAATGCGTGAATTAACGCTGTGTATCGTTTGTTTTCGGTTTTCATACCATTTTGCAAAGCACGTAGCGACACGCCTATCTTTGCACTAAAATCTTTTTGCGGGATATGCAGATTCCGCAACCTCTTGCCATATTGGTGCATTTAACTCTCCATTGTTTTTTACCTTTATAAATTAAAATAAAAAAAAGTGCAATAATCTACAGAAAAAACTTGTAGTATATATAGAAGTGTATTATATTACTTAAATTGTTACTTACTTTGGAGAAAAAAATGAACACAGTAGGATATAACCCCAGTGAAAGCGCCGCAGAAAAACTTACACAATTAGAAATCGCGCTCGACGCTTTGTGTAAGGTTGCTAAGAGAGACATTTTTGTAGCTTACCCACACGACAACGATGCAATAGCACCTTACTTAATTGAGGAAATCAAAAAAACAGTGGAACTTTTATAAACAAGGGGGGGGGCCATGCCCCCTCAAATCTTTGGAGAAGATAATGGAAAATATATTGTACCTTTCAGTAATGGCTGATGAGTTGGTTAGCATAGATGCAGATATAAAAAAACTTGCGGAACGTAAGCGCCAAATACACGCTGAATTTAAAGCACGTGGTCGCAATGTAAATATTATTGGTGACAAAGCTACAATCGAAGTTCGTACCCATCAGCGGAAATTCGTGGACAATAAAGAGATCCATAAACACGTGTCACGTCAGTTGCTTAGAGCGCACACGACGAAAAAAGACGTTACGACTGTTAACATTAAGCCTGTTGCCGCTTCTGTAGATAGATCGTTATTGCTTGCCGCAAAAAGCGCATAATAATTAACATAGAAAATGGGGGCGAAGTTTGATCCAGCCCCCATTCTCAACGTTGTATTTTTACTTAATCTCAGGGAGTTCCCAAAGACCACTACGTTCTTGTTACAAACGTGTTTATACCGTGGTTTTCGGAAATTTTCAAATTTTTTATTTTTTACAGCAGTTGACATTTAGTAAAAAGTGTAGTATACTTCTTAGATCGTTAATAACTTTTGGAGAAGTTGTAAGATGAAATTTAAAATGCCAAAACACCCTTATGGCAAGAAGCCACCAAAAACGCTAAAAGGCGCAACCTTTATGTGGGTACACTTACAAGACGAACTGCCACGCATCGGTTGTGGCAATCGCACTGTATGGGCCAAAAGTGGAACAAAGTGGACACACGTTTGCGACACAATGGGCAACAGAGCAAAGTTGCTTAATGCACAGTTCGACAAAATTGCAAAAAGGTAGGGTGGTGTCATGCGGATTACAAAAGGCAAAAACGTCACCGTTGCAGAGCGCGATTTAGTGAAACGTTTGATCAGAGAATGTCTCAAAGAGATCGTGAAATCTAAATGGGAAATTAACGGCCTGACTTACAAACGTTTAACTGTAGCTGATGTTTGTAAAAAAGTTCACTTTAGAGTTAAGTGTAAAGGTCAAAGATCTTTTGCGTGGAAGTCTAATATATCTATAGATGTTAGCAGATACCGCAGGGGTGAACTTTTCGAAAATGAATATGATCGAATTAAAAATGATCCGATCATTGGGGAAGGTACATTCGCCACGCCAGAACAAGCGTTGATGGTGATTGTTGCCCACGAGGTAGCGCACCTTATCCACCTCAATTATTGGAATACTACACGGTGGTTGCGTAATGGTGATCAATCAACTCACGGTAAGAACTGGCAAAAGATCTATCGTATTTTGAGAAGAGAATTAGTCAACAAACAAGGAGAAATAAAATGTGGCGTTTAGTAAGTGAAATCATTGGGGGGCTGATCGTAATGATCGGCCTACCAGCCCTTATGTTTTTTTACGGTGTAGCTTTTGGGTTAGTTCAATGATCGCTCCGACATTGCGGCAGACTTGCCGATACAATGCAAGGCGCAAGGCATTAGAAGAGGCGCTGGCGTTGTTGCAACAGCTAAGTGATCATCTTGTGGAAGCTGACAAAGATTTTGGCAACGTGACTAATGCGTTCGACTTTGCACGTGAGGATTTGGCTAACAGCCGACAAGGGCTAGAGGAAGAGTTAGAAGATTTAGATTATGAGGATGAAAAATGAAATTTAACGTTACAGGAAAACTCGTCACTACCATTACAATGGAAGTTGTTTGTGATCTCGACTTTGCTGAAATAGAAGTACGAAAAAAAGATGTTTTAAAAACATTAGGGTTGCCGCCTGTTCGGGATGGAGACCCCACTCATTGGTATGATGAAGTCGAAGATGCGTTAGTGCATGGATGCCCAGCAGACATAAAAGCAAGTGAGGGTTCATTTACTGAAGAGCGTAAAGTTTTGAACGAAGAACACGAATGGAAAATAGAAAGCATATATTGGGGTTAATGCAAACTGTCCCATTTGTCCCAAGGCTA